TCAGCTTTTCGCCAGAACGGTGACGGCCTTATCGAGTTTTTGCCATCCGCAATAGGTGATTGCCCTGAACGCTGTAGCGTCATTCTGGAAAAGGCTAACCGCCCCTGATTCGGTTTTTATTACCGCCTCATCAGTTGGGGTTATAACCGTGGCTTCAACGTTAATAATCAGCTTTTGAGCGTCTATCAGCATCATGCGATCCGCCTGTTCGCTCACAATTACCGGTATTCTCAAAAGCTCTATCTGCCAGAACTCAGCATCAGTAAGCTGTAAGGCGTTTTCTACGGGCAATATTAGCGACGACGTGGAAAGCGTGTTACCGTTCGCTATGTGCTTTTTGAAAATCTCTATGAAGTTTTCGGCCTCATCAGCACCATTAAGCACGCCCTCAGGGGATACGCCAGCCACCTCCTGATCACTGGAAAGAAATTTTTTATCTATTTCTTTCACCGATTCCGATGTGATCAAGTCTCTGATCGCTGAATTTGTACCAGGGGTGCTAAATTTGATTAGCTCGTTATTCAGCATCACAATAGCGCCAAGTTTGCACAATTTTAGCGCACTTTCGTTTACTTCTCCCTCTTTGACAGGGATTTCTTCGGCTTCTTTAAGCCATTTACTACCCTTGCCTGATATTGAATGCAATTTTGCGCCAAACGGAAGATTAAGCGCGCTGCTGATTAGCTTGCCTGGTACAGACTGCGAAAAAATATACTCGCCAAGCTCTCTTACTATCGGCTCTGCCACCAGCGACGGCATGTTATCCGTAGTCATTCTGTTGACGATGGATTTTTCAAGAAATTTCGATACTGCCGGATCATTTCTTTTCGTCATCTCTATAGCGTCAGCATGGCTAAATTTACACGATGCCAGCACGCTGGCGGCGCGAACTGCTGACACGCCTTTCATGTTTTTACAGATCATCTTCTTCCTCCTCCTGGAAGCACGGGTTTAGTGTTTCGTGAAAATATGGCATCAGAACAGCGGCGGCCTGTAACCGTATTTCGGTCGACTGCTGCTTGTCGTTCATGATTTCCGTGAGTACATCAATAGGGTCTGTGATGTATTCGCTCATAGTTCGCTACCTCAGTGTTTTAAGTCTGTTGGTGGCTTAGGGATGGGGAACCGATTTGAGTAGACACTAGCGGCATTGAGTTTTTTAACCTCTTTTTTCCCAATGCTGCCGATCTTGCGGTGGGTGAACTGGGCCAGCTTAAACGCGGCATCTAAAGCCAGTTTTGGATCTGTGTCCATGTTGTCAATCAGTATCCTGCCCATTGCTTTGATGGGGTCGGGTAGGCCGTTATCCATCATCTCAATGGTGTTAATTGATGCCCGTTCCGGTGTAACTTTTTCGGTAACTTTCTTTGTAACTTTTTTCGGTTTTGTAACCTGAAAAGTTACATCAGAAGTTACAGCCTTAAGATACTTTTTCACCTCAGGATCGTTGGATAGCTGCCAGCCTTTAACCCTTGCGGTCTTTTCGCTGTATCCCGCATGTATAGCGGCTTCCGTGGGATTTGCGCCCCTTGATAACGCATCAGCAAACCGCTTTTTTTTGGTCGTTAATGCCATGCAAAAACCTCGTTTTGAGGGGGTGTAACTTTTCGTGTAACTTTTTTGAAAAGCAAAATTTTCTACGAATGAGACGGGGGGCGGTGTCCAGGGTGATCGACTTTCCGGCCGGAACACTCCCCCCCCATGTCATTGCTCACCGAGTAACGAGATCAGGCCTTCAACTTCATTACTCAGCTTGTTTATTCGTGTCTCAAGCTCTGCGATCTTTTCCATCAATGGCGCTATGGTGTCTCTTGTTTCCTCGCCAATGGCCTTAATGATGCTTGCCTCGCGTTCTGTGATAGCCATTTGTTATGCCTCACCTGTTGCAATGCCCAGTCTTTCGCGTAACAGCACACGTGCAAGATGACCTATTGTTGGCGTGGCGGCTCTGCCGTATATACCAGCTTCATTCATCCGGCGAATAACATCGAATTGAAGTTTTTTAAGCTCGTTTAGGATCTCGTGATCAATCATCACGGTAGCGCTTTGCTTTATCTCTTCCACTTTGTTTCCTCCTGATACTTATCATCGCATAATCAGTATTTTCGATAGATTATCATTAATCAACCATTTTTTAAGATATGAGAGATCGAAAAAAAGCCGGATTGCTCCGGCTATGTGCTCACTCCTTCGGTTATTCTCCAGTGCTTTTAACGTTGATGGTTGTTACCTGTTCCGCTTCTGCAATCTCCCGCTCTGTCAGCGTGGCAAAGTTTGCCGCCGCCGTGGTCATGAATGCGCTTATTAGTTCGGGATTCTCCTTCGCGTATCCTTCCCGTGTGTGGCGGTCTATAACTTTGATTGCCACCTTTAGGGAAAGCTCTGTCATGTCTAACGCTTTATATTTTTGCTGTGTTCTGTCTCTGCGCATTTTGGTCATTTGTCGCCCCTGATTCATGTTTTCGGTCGGCATGTTTGTTAAGTGATTTTGATGTATGCACATTTATTTTTACCCCCCTCGTTTAAAAAGTTTTAGGTTGTGGTGCACCTCCTCTACCTCTTCTACCTAATCATCTTTCAGGTCAGTAATGGCGCGGCTTTCAGATGGGTAGAGGACTTTTCGTGGCCCTCTACCCATCCTCTACCCGCCCCTCACAAACGACCTTAATCATGGTAGAGGGGGTAGAGGGGTTTTATTAGCCTTCTACCTATCCCTCTACCCACTTATCATGTTGAATAATATGCGTTTATTTCATTCAGGTAGATGGGGTAGAGGGCTTTTACAAAAAATTATAAAAACGCGTCACAATCATCCGTTGTAATTGCGTTGGTCTGCGTTACTCCCTTAACTTTTCGCGTAATATATTCATGTCCGTAAACTTTCGCCGCTGGCTTCATGGCCTTGCTGAAATCAGCCACGTTTAGCGGCTTGCTTCTTCCTGCGTATGCCATAAACGCCAGATAGACGCGGTAAAGGCTGTTTCTGGTCGTGTACTTCACGGAATCGCCACCGCCACCCATCATCAGGCCGCGCGCTTCCTCCAGAAAATTCAGGAACTGGCAAAACTCAATAACCGGATCTGTCTGTTGCTTTATCGCCAGTGCTTCATCACCGTCGCGCTGTTCCAGTAATAAAGCCCGTGCCTTTTCAGGGTCAGCAAAATTAGCCAGCAAGCGGCGGATAATCACAGGGATTTCAGCCGCGACCTTCTCCGGCAAATCCTTGTCCTTTTCTGCCTCGCTAACGATATTGTCAAAGCGAAAAATAACCCGACGACGTGCCACGCCTCCGGCCCGTTCGGTGAATATCATCGGGTTGTTGTTGGTCGCCAGCACCACCGCCCTGATTACCGCCGTGAAACGCTTTTCATATTTCGGGTTAATTTCCACGGGGTCGCCGCCCGTGATTTTCTTGATGCCCGTTCCTTCGCCTGTATATTTCGGCTGGTCAGCCAGGACGATAAGACGACTCCCGACAACCTGCGCGCGCCCTCCTGCATCATCGAGTGATGTCATCTCCGCGCTTACGGTGTTCTGTTTCCCTGCCAGAAGGCTGGCTATGTGTGTGAATGTACTTTTACCGCTCCCGCCGTCTCCGGTGGCCTCAATAAACATCTGCCAGTCGTACCGGTTCGCCATAATCATGTACAGCGCGGCACATATACGCATCATCTTGCGCGGGTCTTTTCCGGCTGCGTGCTCAAGCCATTTATGAAAGTTTGGCGCGTTGTCGCGAATGTTCTCCCCTGGTGCTGGTGGCGTGTACTCAATGCCGTTGTGCGTGGTGATCCAGTTCTCCGGCGTGTGCGGGGAAAATTCCCCCGTTTTCAGGTCAAGTGCACCATTGGCGAACGGCAGCAAATCGCCGGACGGCTCCCCCATTGGTTCGGCAATAACTTTTAACGCTTCAACGGCGTTATTGATCACGCGTTTGCTGAAAGTGGCCCTGTGCTCTGAATAGATCGCCACCATTTCGCGGCTAAGTTCCATTGTGCTGACCGGACACCATACCCCGCCGCGCCATACGTGAACGATTTCACTTTCAGGATGTACGCAAACGCCATCAAAGCGATCGGCAAGCAGCTGGGCGCGCTCACTGTCTGCCATTTGTGCCAGTTGCGTATTTTTCTGCTCCGGCATGGTAAGCCCTGCGGCAATATTTTCACGCTCAGCATTCAGATAGCGCCGCCAGTTTTCACACTTCTGACCGTGCATTCCTTCGGGGTAAAATTTTGCATCCTGTACGCCTGCCGCCGCCAGCTTCTGACCAATCTTTTTGGTCTCCACCAAGTCCAGTTCTCCTGCCTGGTACAGCCTTACGCGTTTTTTTCCATCAGGAACAATTTGCAGTGCATAAAGTTCGGCAAGCTGATTTGGCCCAAGCCACACAGGAGGCACATTATCGCCGGATGCGGGGCCGTCCTGCTCCTGCCACTGTTTTGCATGTGCCCACGCATCACTACCCGCGAAAATAATCACCTCTGTGTCTTTGTGTTTTATTCCGCGTGGCTGTTTTTTTACGTTCGGTGCCAGTTTCATTTTTTACCCCTGAATACGTTAAGCATCTTTTTTATTTCCTGAATATTGGCGCGTGCTTTCTCCCTGCTGGTTGGCTTACTGCGGGGCGCTGCCTGTACCAGAGAAAAATCACGGTTGAACTGATAAACAGGCATAACGCAATCATATTCGTAGCCTTCACGGCGGTAAGTTACGCGCCGTTCCTCCACGCCCTTAATCATTACCGTGCCGCCGTACTTATCGCGGTAAATATCCCCGCACATGAATTTAGTGCGAGTTTTGCCGCTGGCAGTTAAGCCAGAATATTTAAGTTTCATTATTTTTATTCTCCGATAGCGTGACCTGATAAGCCGTTAATCTTCTCTGATATGCTCTCTATTTTGCTGGTGGAAATATTCAGTAATTCAGAAATGGCAAAGGTTAATCTTGTCGTTGACTCGTCACGCTCGCAATTTGTCAGCGATTCAAACCAGACGTTAATAATCTCACTTACGGCATTGTTGTAAGATATTGCGCTTTGTGTGAGTTCATTCAATTCGCAAATTACGCGTTTGTTATTGTTCATAGCGTTTAAATCTCTCATCAATTAACCACAGCGCAACACTTCCAGAAAGTTTTGCCAGAAGGCCAGCTAATGCGGATATATCACCATCATTTAATTTATTAGGGTACACCTCAAGAAGTCGGCAAATAATTTCTGTCTGGTGCGCACGTTCAGCGGCTTCGTGTAATGTAATTTCCTTCATTAATGCCCCCCCTTTTAATTCATGTACTGCTGCAATAATTACATGTGATAAACCTGCTTTACCGGAATTACTGATTACTGAATCAATCGCCGCTTGCATATTAACGGCCTTCACGTTCTGCGTGATGCCAACGGTATAGCCGCGCTTGTTAACAGCACGGGAAAAAACGCGGAAGGTTTTAAGCACGGCACACCCCCTGACGAATACGGGCGGCGAATACAGCAACACAACCTGACGGGCAACGGCTACGCGCTTCGCGTTCCGTCCAGGCGGTTACGTGGATGATTTGAGATTCTCCGGCACTCAGGGCCAGAAAACGCCAGATGTATTTATTCAGGTTGTGCGAGTCCCGCCCTTGCGGGTGTGTGGTATGATTTCTCATAGCTACCTCGATACTGTTGCTATCGTTGGTGGTTAGAAGCCCTGCGAGTGGTAACGACACTTGCGGGGCTTTGCATTTATGCACCTTGACAACCTCAAGGTGTGGCCCACTATATTCTTTAGGTGTGGCCCACGTCAAGAGTTTTATTTGTGCTTTTTCTGTGTATACTGTCCCCCACCAATCCAACAGAGGAATAGAAATGGCAACGGGTACAACAAACGCAAAATCACAAGCTCTAAAGGCTCGTGTACCACACGAAATAGTAAACGACATGGAATTAGTGAAAGAATCAGGCGAAAGCACATCACAATTCATCATTGCGTCAATGCAAGGCGAGATCAAACGCCGCCAGCGTCGCAAGGCCAAAGAGCAGGAATAG